AATTTACCGAAAAGCAAGTCAGACACACGTACGAAATCCTCCAAATCAATGGGGAGTCTGCGTGCATCTGCCTCTCTGACATCCTGCTCACACTGGATATAGTCATCGAATGCCTGAGCATCCCTCGCGGGTGTGCAAGGTAGCTCAACCTTACTAAAAAGCAACGTAAGTTGCCTGATAGCTCGGATTGAATCTATCGATGGCTTTTCCAGCAACACGCCATTACTCGGGTTGAACACCTGCTCTAGGAAACCCCTAAGAAACACGGGGAGACCTCCCCTGCTCTTCCAAGAAGAGAAGGAGGCGAGAGCGACATGACCTTGGTCTAAGCTTCTTTCGAAGCTCTTTCCAAAGTCTGCCAGGGTTATCGTGAGAAACGATAGCCCCTCATGTTCAGCCCTACCTAGGACGGTTTTAATGTCCTTGGTGGCGCTAGTGCAACAGTAGTCTGACTCTTCCTGAGCCAGACTGATCCAGAGTGTCAATAGCCTTTTCATGCTGCCTCCTGATTGGGGGTCGGCATTGCTAGCCTATTGACAGGGTCACAGAATGGCTACATCCTAACCATAACTGATTAGGATGTATGCCGCCATTCCAACCATTGACAGAAGAATGCTAAGACCAACAAGGATCGCAATACAATTCACGATCCAAAGTAGGCCTTCAGCAATGATAGCAATCTCATTAAGAGCACTGCTATGGAGAGAGTACGAAGCAACCTCCCTTGAGGGAGGTACTTCTTGATTCTCTCCTTCTGCCACTTACGACTCACCACCGAGCAACTTGGTGATGAGGGCGTCAGTCGATGCAGTAAACGCGGTCTTAAAACCCGTGTAAACTGCAAGCGCCTCGGCATTTGTGTAACCATACGGAGGTACGTCAAACACGATGTAATTACTCATCGAGTAGAGCGCATTCTCCGCGGTGTACAAGTCCGTGGCGATTTTCGAATGGTTGAGCCGGAGCACGCGCCGGTTCCGCTTTCCATAAGCGGAGCTAGCAACGAGCTCAATAAGTCCGTCCGCACTCTTGTAAGAGGACTCGTTCTTACCCGTAGAAACACGGGGAAGAGGAGTCGTTACAGCGGAGATGGTAACGGACTGCGGGTCTGTGAATGCCATAGGCACACTCCTTGTTATCAGCCGCTTGACTTTCGTCAAGCAACTGGCGTTTTACGCTAGTGCTATAACTAACTTCAGCGCCTGGATAAACCAAGCGCTGCAGCTATGGAGAGCTGATACGGTGACAAGCCGGACCAGCTCAAACCAAATCCAAAGGGATTTGCCCCACGCCTTTGCTTAGTCTCAGTGACATAAGTAAGAGGTGAGGGTGTGTCGGGTACCCCCTTGAGGGGGGGTGCTCCAACCCACCGGTAGGTTACTTTATTAATGGAATGTTCCATTATATAACCATACCGCATAACCAGACCCTGATCGGCGGCGTCGGAAACGTTCGAAAGAACGTCTCCGATATTACCAAACCAATCAACGGCCCAGCTCCATGGTGCCAATTCCCACAACAGAGAAGGCGAAAGGTCGAGGCCAGATATTTCATTGGCCAAGAGCGCAAGCCTATCTAATTCCTTCCGGCTGTCATATCCGGTTGGAAGAAAATATGTGAATGCACCTGAAAACCAGGTTCGTCTCCATGTTTCTGTCGTGGTAACTAAGGTACCAGTATACCAGGAATCGGAAAACATAGAATCCGGATAACTCGCCATCCAAGGCGAGCGATTCAGAGTCTTAGTCTCCGTCCTGCTATATTCTATCGGAAATTCATATTTGCGGCGTACTACCCGACCGGCGTCACGCTCATATTGCTGAATAAGCTTATGAGCTTTACCGACGGCACGAACGAATTTCTTAACATCGTTCGCTAAGGGTTTCCACCCAAATTGAATATTCAGGTACTCATCTCCAGCATTCTTGCTGGTCAGAGCACGAGACTTCCAGGTTCTTGAACCTATGAGGGACGGCAAGCCGTCCTTCTTCAGTTCTCCCAGGAAGACTCCCAGATTAGCGGCTGAATTTGTGGGTTTACACCTTGCAATCGCGGTTGCCCCTTTAGTATCAAGAGCAGCATTGCTGCTCGCGATATTATCAGGAAAACCTTGAGTTGCAGGGTTCCTAGACAACAGTGGTCCTTTATAAGACCACCGTATAGGGTCACCTGCTATATTACCACCAGGTACATCGCTGAAATTAATCAGCCCCCCTTCACGGGGGGTAGTGATGTACTGACGGGTCGTATAGAAGTCACCGCCTAGGTCCTCAACGTTACCCTTAGAACGGGAACGGAAAGGATGCCCACTCGACACAGTAACCTGTGTCCCTTCCTTGCTCACCGATGGCCCATCGTTTCTATAAAAGCGAGTAGTTCCTGATGAAAGGAAATATCGCGAATAGAAACTTCGCGCGGGCGGAAACGTGAAAGTCTCCGTGCGCTTTCGGGTTGTCGGATTTGCTTGGGAGGCGATAGAGAGCTCCTTTGGATAGTCCGGGAAAGTCCCGGACGACTTGTGTGTTTTCCACACAGGTGTCGTTGCACTGCGTGGCTAGCTCCTCTCGG